TGCTCAGTCATTTCAGCACCTCCTGCACCTCGATGCGTTCCCAGTTTGAATCACTATAGCTCTGGTGCGAGATTTGGTGGGTATATACATTTTGATATATTACCCATGTTCTAGGTTCTGGCTTGATACGGTAGTATTCTGGCGCGTCGTAAAAACCGATTTCTTGAGTTTCTCCAACATCTTCCCAGTGAGAATTACCAAATACGCCGGATTTAAATTGTAAGTTTTTACCATCCACTAATGCTTGCAAGAGTGGCAGAAATTCGTGTGCGTTGTGTTTCGTCATGATGCCGCGAGTGCTTGAAGTTTTTCGGACGTTGTTTTGAGATATACATCGAATGCCTTGAGTCCTTCTAGCATCTGGGCGGTGTACTCATCGCGCTGTACATAGACATGGAAGCTAGGCAAGCCACGGTGGTAGGCATAGAAGTGCCATCCTATCGCGCCGGTCACCGCAAGTGACCCGTGTACCTGGTCCCGATACTCATCTGGCAGTCCGCCGATCTGGTGGTATGTCAGCAGCTTGCTCGCCCTCGGACATTTGATCTCAAGTCCTTCGCCTGTCTCTAGGATCAAACCGTCGGGAGAGCATCCGAACAGGCCGTGTTTGCTCTTGGCGAAACCGATCGAGTCCACGAGTAGCCCGGTTAATTTGGAAAACTCTTGGATGGCCTCCGGCTCCTGCTCGATGCCGCGCTGGATGTCTGGCGTGACAAAAACCTTGGGGTCTGGATAACCAGCAATTTCCGCCAGCACCTGGCTAGTCGCCGTGATGCGCGCCTTGTGGCTCGTCTTGTCAGACTTTGTTAACCAGGCACCCATGCCGCTTGCCGTGAGGTGGCCGCGTCTGGCTTCAAACCATTCATCGCTGCGTTGGTCGCAGTCTACCAATGTGCATTCTGGGTATTTCATACTGCTGCTCCGTTTAGAATTTCCTCGGCGTTTTTCGGCAGAGCGAACGACACCACCGCGGCCGGTGCGCTTGGGGTTACATCGCGCATGCCAGAAATGGTGCGCGCTTCGTCGTCGTCGTGAATCCCCGAGAATCCAAATGCCACACGAGCGCACTGGATGAGCGCCTTGTGGCGCAGCATTCGCGTCTCCATTTTCCATGGGTCGGTGGCGCGCTTGCACTCAGCGAGGTACTCGGTGACCGAGGTAGGATGAGCGCGGTCCTTGCGGTGGATCGTGCAGGTCACACTGACCAGCTTGCCCTCGTCGAATGACTCGACGAACTGAAGACCGTCCATGTGCGGATGGTCGTTGCACATCCGGATCCAACCATCCACCGACACCACTGGCACGATGCCGCCGCCTTTGTTTGGAAAAGCGTAGAGTTCTTTCAACAATGGGTTAAGCCCGTACTCGTTGGCGACCACCACCAGGCTGAGCAACTCCTCGTTGGTCGCGCCTTTGAAGACGGTATTTTTAAGAGTGGCCAGCAGCTTGTCTGGATCGACCGAGTACTTGTCGGCCATGATAGCCAGGGCAGACGTTTTTTGTGTTTTTTCAATTTCGTTTTTCATAAAAGTAAAAAGGTTATGGTTGCGACCATGGCCGCGAAGATTGCCAGCGACACCCACCCGAGGTGGTTCAGCCGTTGGCGGCGTTTCCGCCTGCGATAAAAAGTGATCATTTTTTGATGATTCATGTTAGTAGACCAAGAAGGATGGGTCGGCGGGTGGCAGCGTTGCATGCAGCGCCTCGATGACATCCTCGTAGACGAATCGAATGAAACGCTTAGTGTGGATCTTCGCTGGGATCCGACCGGCGCGGTGCCATCTCAGCACCACCGCCGTGTTCATCCCTAACAACTCGGCAAGTTGAGCGGCGGTCAGCAGTTTCATGCTCATGCCTGCTGGTACATGACAAAGACGATCATCCAGATCGTCATGTTGATCCCCAAGAACGCGGCCATTACCATTTTCATGGTTCCACCTCCACGGCGTTGGCGGCGTCGGCCGCACGTTCCAGGTAGTATCTGGCGAAGCTAGATTCGGTTCGATGCTCTGCCATGGCGGCGATTTTGATTCTGTTTCTCAGTCCTCTATCCATCTGGATGGCAAGGATTGTGTTTTCGTTTTCGATGTTGTCGTTGTCTAGCGTTGCGTCAGGCATATGTGCCGTTGTATGCCGTAAAACGGCACAGGCAAGAAAAATTATCAAATTGCTTTAAATACTTTTTAAAAACGTACCGTAAAAAAACTTTAAATTTTTTGTTGTTTTCTTGTGTGCAGATGTTATGGCGAACAAATGAAAAGAAACAAAGCACGCGCCGCAGATAAGACAACTCTTGGAGTATCAATGCCTAAGACTTTAAAATGCAAGATCTCAGAGGCCGCCGAGGCTGATCGTCGCAACATGGCATCATGGTGCTGCATTCAGTTGGAAAAAGCACTCAAAGAACTCGGGTTCATCGACAGCAAACCAGACAAAAAATAATATTTTAGTGGCAACTATTTGGCAACTTTGCCACTAAATCAGAAACTTCCTAGTGTTCATATAGGGTCGGTTAATTCTTCGTAATGAATAGGTCGTCGGTTCAATTCCGACCAGCGGCTCCAAAATTCCTTGTACTTGCTAGGATTTGAAGTTACTCAAAAGCACTCGAAAGCACTCTTCAAATGGCAATAGTGGCAATTGTGGCAACCAATTCTGGCACCAAATGGGTAGGTTAAATACATTCAAACCGACGCTCACCGAAGGAGGTTGGATGGTATCGATCGGGCCATCGATGACGGCATCGGCTAAGCGCGTAAGAAAATTTTTCACCACCGAGTCTGCGGCCAAGAAATTCGCGGCCGCAGTTAAATCTCAACATGCCGCTGGCATGCGTGGAAGTATGATCCCCGCCGCGCTCGCCATCGATGCGGTTCGCGCTGCGGCGCTGCTGGAAGGCACCGGCATCACCATTTTTGAAGCGGCCTCGATGGCGGTGGCGAAGTTTAACTCCTCGAGCGCGGAGTTGTTTTGCGATCGATACCTGCGGACCATGAACGCGATGGAGAATGCCTGGTCAAATTCCTACCGACTGAGCATGACTGCGATCCCTCGTTGGTTGCCGCCCGAGTTTATGCAGCGTAGGTGCCATGGCATCGACCGCGTCGCCATCGAGGCGGCGTTGCGTGTCGTCCAACCGGCGCTGAAACAGTCGTCGCTCGACATGAAATCCACTCGAATTCTGGCGGTGGTGAATTTCCGACCTCGCCATCGTAAAGCCTCCGCGATCGAGATCCTCAGCGTGGGCCAGTGCGCTCGTCTCCTGCGTGTCTGTGAGTGTGCTGCTGAGCGCCGGGTCGTTGCGCTGTTGCTCTTTGCCGGAATCCGACCCGACGCGCAGAACGGGGAGATTGGTCGCCTAGAGTGGTCGGCGATCACCGATCAGATTTACATCTCCGCCGAGATCAGTAAGACCAGCAGCGATCGCTACATCCCGGTGAGCGCCCGACTCGGTCGTCTGCTGCGCGGTCACCCGTTGTCTGGCCCAGTGTGTCCACCGAACTGGCGGCGAGCATGGCAGCGCATTCGTCGCGATGCTGGCATCAGTGAAATGCATGATGTGCTGCGTCACACGTTCGCCTCAAACTACCTTGCGGCCCACGGCGAGGAAGCCACAAAAAATGTCATGGGTCACACCCAAGGATCGGTGACTCTATTTAGGCACTACCGTCGTGCGATTTTGCCAGCCGACGGCATCAAGTTTTTTCACTGAGTCGCCTGAAAATGCATCGCGTCGTACCCCCATTCGACCGCCGCAGAAATCCACCCTTGGCGGTAGAAGCATTCGATGATCTCAATGGGCATGTTCGACCTGACCGGCCACGCATCCTTGAATCCGTTGGTGCTGGGTGCCAAGTCGATCGCCGCGCCATACGCGTGAAGTGAGTAGGTGTTGCCGCCGCGCTTGTTTCTAAAATTGTACACGCCAGCATAGTCCGACGCGATCCGCATGATCGCCATGTTGTCGCCGTGCCGAGATTGGATGTCCTCGAGGACGCGCATAAGTGAGTGAGCGCAATCTTCGTGTACCCGGGTCGATAGCACCTGCTTGCCATCGTAAAAAGTCGGATAAGGAAACGTAATTTTGTCCAAAACAGTTTCGTTACCAGGCGAACCGTAGAATGCTTGGAGCGCCGACTGAGACTGTAGCGGCCATGGCGATGGGTGTGGCATCAGAGCATGCAGGTGAGCGCGACACGCCGCGATCGACCGCGGTCCCCAGAATCCATCTGGCTCTGCTCCCACGCGCCTCTGTAACGCCATGATCTCGCTATGCACCATGACTATTTATTTGCGTGATATTCGACTTGGATCGCGCCTGTCACCGGCTCGTAACGGACGCGGCCGTACTTGTTGAGGAACTCAAATCCGTCTGTTGGAGCGCAGCTTGTGCAGAGCGTCATCAGCGCGACGATCGCCGCAAGCGCGATGAGGATCCAAATGCCGGGTAGTGCTGAGTCGGCGATCATTTTGCTTTTACGTTGATGATTCCCATCAGTGCTAATCCGACGACTAGGATGCTGTTTTGCAACTCCGGATCAAGGTGGATGCCGCATGCCATGGCGATGGCAATGAGACCTTTCCAAGTGGATTCTTCCTTCAGTTTTTCGATGATTGCGTTCATGGTTATTTTAGGTTTTTGGTGATGATTGAGATGGCGGATAAAGTCGAAACGATGATGGCGGTCAACAGCGCGATGGTCTGCAACCACGGGTTGATCTCAGCCGGGACAATATTGAGAAATAGCCCGGCAATGGGCGCACCGATGCCATAGAGAAATTTGGTTCCGAGGTCAGTTGAGTCGAATGGATTCATTTGGGTGTAGCAGTGGTAGTGCGAACGATTTTTGAGATACGGAATCCTTTTGGGATCGTTGGTGCAGGTGGCACAATGAGCGTAGCAGACGGTTCGCTCTCCCCTGCAATGTTTACGCCTGTCACGTTCACCGCAGTCCGTGCGTCAGGTATCTGTACGGTTATCTGTGTTTCGGTAGTCGTGCCTATAGGCGCACCGTTGACGTATAGCGTGTATGAGTCTGCATTGAGCGTAGCGTCCCATGCAAACGTCACTGTTCGCTCGGCTAGTGCTAATGTGGCTAGTGCTAGTAGTAAAATTAATATATACATATTAAAATTTAGAAATAACATGCCAGTTTGTCCCATCGCTTATTATTGTTACAGTCGAATATTGAAGCGATAATACATATGTTATAGCTCCATCAATTGTTTCTGAATTTAATGGGTCTATTGTAACGGTATTGGCAGAATTATCTGTCTTTTTAAAAATATGAATCCGACCTGGGGTGTCATTTGCTGAATGACTAAGATTTGCAATAATAGCACCAGATGTTGCATTGCAAAGAATTGTTGTATCACCACGATAAACATACGCGTTTGCGGTTGTTGTTGCGTTTTTAAATGCGTTAACGCCAAATCCACCAGTAATGCTTACATACGATAAATTTGATACGCGAAGCAAACCAGTATTATTTGAAGACCCAAATTGTAATTCTGATGAGGCATTTGCATAACTGCTATTTCTTGTGTTTATTCTTGCAGCACTTGTAAAAGCTAATGGTGATGATTGATTCCAAAAAACCATTCCTTGATCAGAACCATCTTTAATATGTAATGATCTTGGCACAAGTAGGCTTTTACTTGAGGGTATGTTTTGTTCTGGGCCTGCTAGCACAAGTGGTAAATCCAAACTAGTACCTGATATACCTAATGGAAATTGTCCAATCGGAACAGTTGCCCACAAATGCCTAGACCTAAGTGCTTTCCCAGCACTATTTAAATGCAATGAGTCTTGCATTAGCCCTTTTGCATTAGCTTTTGCCCAACTCCTGAATAAATACCTCGCATCAAAAAATGTTTGATCTTTTTCTAATGCAAAATCAGTCATGGCTTGGCATTGCAAATCAACCGTTGCTTCACTTACGACTCCGGGCTGAGTAAAATCAACATAATGCGGCCCAACCATGATCCAATCTGTATTGGCAAATCCTGATGCTTTTGATTGATCGTAGATAGCCCTGAATCCCCCACCAGCGTCCCACTCTGTACGCCCAGTTTCCAAAAATGAACATTGCATTACATCTGGTGCTAGTCCTGACCAAATTGGATTGAATATATCATTTGGAATATTTATTTCACTTGGCGAGAATCCAGAAGGAGCCTCAAACGGTACATATATTACACCTCCACCAAGAGAATTGTAAATGCCAGCAGTTACAATTTCTAATGCAGTTCCAGAAACAGTAATTCGAATTTTAAATGCCGGGGTATTACTAGTCGGCAAAGTGTATTCATTATAAACTCCAATTTGGGTTGCGTTTTGTGTACTTACAGAAGTACCAGAGGTCACAGCAGTCCAAGTTCCAACATTTAAACTTGATTCATATTCAAGCGAATATGTCCCTGCAGTTGTGTTTGTAATAAATGCTATGGCAAATTTATTACCATAGCGGTGTGTTGTAACACCATTTAAATAGAACTGATAAGGTGTTGCACTTACAGGTGCTGTAGCAGTCGTTTTATTGATCCATTTTGTAGTTGCTGTACCACTAGTGGTTACCGAACCACCAAATGGCATTAATCCAAATGTTCCAGATGGCGCGCCGTTAGCGATTTTTGGTTCTCCAGTAATAAAACTATCACCCCAAGTCATTATTCTGATTGGCGCACTAACTGATCCACTGTCAAAGGCTGATAGTCTTTTTGCAACATAAGGCTGAGAATTGATGCGATGCCCAAATGTTTGAGGCATTTCTAAATTCAAACTTCTTAGCGTAGCATTGAAATCTGTAGAAATAGCGGTATTTACCTGTGCATTGGTAGGTGCAGCACCTGCTACAACCTGCCATGTTGCCGCACCACTAGCATCGGTTGCTGTCAATACTCGGCCTGTTACCGGAGTGTCGGTATACACAGGCAGCTTGCCAGTAGCATTTGGCAGAGTAATCGTTTTTGCAGATGTGGTAGCAGATTGGACGAGTGATGTCCTGTTGTTTACCGATGAAACTCCACTCCCCCATGTCAGAGTGTTCCCGATAAATCTCGTCGTTGTCGTTGGTGATTCATTGCTAGCACCATCAAAACCAATAACCGTAGAAGATGCCCCGTCTGAAGTACCTCCGATTGCTATCTGGCAACTCAATGTCCCATTTACTGCTCCGCGATTAATAAAAACATTGTCATTACCAGTAGTTATTCCACCGCCAGCCCCATTACCCATTGCTGTATTTCTTACACCAGTAGTTAGTTCTGCCAGTGTATTATTACCAATGCCTAAATTGGCTGATCCAGTGGTCAACGAGTAAAGCGAGTAAGAACCACAAGCCACATTTCGATCGCCTGTTGTTATTGCTGAAAAATTGCCAGCACCAACAGAAACATTTAAAAATCCAGAAAATCCAACTGCAGAAAATGCCAATCCACCACTTGATCCCCCAACAGCAACATTGTTGTTTGGCGCTGAACCTGTCGTTGCATCCATGTAAATGCGACCACCACCAACGGTTAGTTTCCCATTATTGCCTGTGCCTGTGAAGATCAAGCCGCTGTCTGCTCCGAGCGCACCGGCATTGTTGATCTGCACCGAGCCGGTTGTGCCTGCTGGGGTGGCGGCATTGCCTGCTGCTGGATCCACCGTGTAGATTGGCACTGACGCAGTCGTTTGCCTGGTAATGTCGCGCACCAGGGTGAGCGTGCCTTTTGCAGCGGTGATCACTGCGGCCGTGCTGTTGTGCTGCGCTTGTATGTCCCAGTACAGCACCGGCTCGTCCTCGGTGGTCGTGTCGGTATACAGCACCGTGACGATCGCGTTGGTCGTGCTGGTGGTGATAGTACCTGTAGCTGACGATTTCTGGAAAACCGCAGCGGTGTCAGGATCTTTACTGGATCGTTTTGCTGTAAAAATTAACGAGTACGATCCACCTGGTGTAAATGCCGCAGCACCGTTGGTGAGCGGTATGGTGAAACTCATTGAGTCGCCCCTGTATGCAGTGAGTTCGATCATTGTTTTCTGGGTGGGATAGTATTTATATTTTGTAAAAAGTCAAGCAAATCAAGGTAGTGGTTGACCTATATTGTTGAGTGCCTCGCGGCGTTTGGCACATGCCTGGCATGATTGTACTTTGGTACCGAGGACGGCATCAATTACCTTGGCTATAGGTTGTGCCACCCTAGCGACAAGGTCACCGAGTTTCACCTGGCGTTGAGTCGCCGGTGGTCCTTGCCATTGCTCGTCAGGATCGGTCATGCGGTTGATACTTGTGGGCCAGTTAATACTGGCAGTGATCCAAAGCGGTTTGATGTGAAATGCGTATACTGCATGTTCGCGACTCGCGTCTCGGTGGCAACGGCCTGCGGTTCCAGCGGGATGTCGAACCAATCGCTAAACTGAGTCGACATGTTACCTCCCCATTGCCATGAATCTGGCGTGACTAGAATCACTCCACCTGCTGGTGCAGATCCTACTCGACCGCCGTCATGCCAGTTCCACCACGTTTTCAATGCTGCAATGTATTGCCATGTCAGTCCGTAAACCGTTTTTGGCAGTGGTGTCGTGCTGTAGTTGAGCGGAACACCGACGCGGAATCTGGCTTTTGTCACCGTTGCATAATCCAATCCGTCACCCAAAATGCTTGAAACACATCCGCTTGTAGTTGCATCCGAACAAGTTGCTGGAAGTGTAATGTATGTTGCTGAATCTGCTGCTATGTCAGCAAAGAAAACTGATACGGTTGATTGGTTTGATCCAGAATCTTCAACCCATGTGAAATCATTTATAATAGCATCATCATCAGATCTAGCTGGATCGTAGCCAGACGGCAACAGCGACCCGCAAGAATTATTAAAACGATCAAACCCTCTGAAATTTGATGTCCCTGTAACATATTCGTCAGCAGCGTTGTATCCAAACCAATTAGCGGTTTTCCATTCACCTGTTATATTGTAACCAGATGCATATGCTCGACGATATTCTACCCAAGCGCTTTGGCATTCTGTGCGCGGCGCGGCACCCACTGGCATCGGACAACACCCGCAGGCGTTTAGTAATACGTTCGCCTCTGGTATGGTGGTAACAATCATCCTCGGGTGTGGGTTAGAATGCCACCGCACTGGGTTGCCTCGATGGTGCCGCATGCCACAGGCGTGAGGGTAGCAGCGCCGGATGCGACGACGAGTATACCGATTGGGATGACGATCGTGCCAGTGCCACTCGGTGATGCTGGGTTGGTGTTGCTGGTGTAGCTCTCGGACCCGGTATAGGCGATAGTCCCCCAGGCGGGTGTGCCACTCGCGGTTACGATGCCGCTGAGAAATACCTGGTCGTCGTCGTCGGTCGCTGGGTCGATGCCAGTCAGCGTAAGTTTGACCAGCCAAGATCCAGTAGTCGCCAAGACAATGCCACGGTACGGGACGTTGAAATTCTTATCACCACACATAAACAACCCGCCGGAGATTGCTTTGGTGTATGTGCCGTCGTCGACCGTGATGATCTCACCGAACGGACATGCGGTTGCTGTCGAGGTCGATGTAACACCCGGCTTCTGCACATTTATGATGGTGCCGTTCGGCGTCTCGCGCAGCACACCACCGTTCACCGAGGTGACCGTGGTCGCCCGGATGTAGTTGATGATGTCGCGCACGGTCGTCTCTACCGATCCCCCGCGCTGTGGCATGCTTGGCAGTTTCATTAGAAATATAGTGAGTTTTTATCGACCATGATTTTCTTTGCTCCCAGCCATTGCTCGGTTCGGTCCCATTTGTTTTTCTTTCCGGCCTTCACGGCGCGGTCGGCGCTCTTGATCCACTCGTAGCCAGATGGCGCGTTGGGAAATCCGGATGGGGTCGACCCTTCTTTTGCACCGGCGGTGGATGTTGACGGTGGCCCGTTGGTAAATGTTGTCGTCTTAGAAAGGATGGGCGCAAAGTCGTCGTAGGTGTCGATGCCCAGGTCGACGGCTTTTGCGTATTTCTCGGCTGCTGCGCTGAGTGCCGTCCTGTTTGCTGAGGTCTTGCTGTTTTGCCATGTGGCGATTTTCTCGCCGTCGGTGGCGCTCAGTGCGTAGCTGCCGCCGGTGCGGAATTCTGGATGTTCGAGTAGCGGCCGCGATACCACTGTCCACTCGACCTCGTAGGAAATCTCACCGGCGACGCCTGCTGTGGATCCACCTCCGTCGGCTTCAAACTCCCGGGTGACTGTCACCGTAAGCTCGCCCTGTAGTGGGTTGGTGCCGCTGATTGGTTCGATCTTTGCGGTGTCTACCTTGCCAATGTAGTCGCCCCATGATGTACCCACCGCTGGTGCTGCTGCCAGCAATGTGGCGTAGGGTCCGATGTACAGGAGGTCGGATTGTTTTGCACTGGCCGTTACCCCAATCTGCGGGTAGTTCGGCTTGAGGTAGGTAATGATTGATTCTGCGGCCATATGTATATGTTACCAGCTAAGTGTGAAGCCGCCATTCTGCGCGGCCTTGAGTGTGTCCTTGATCGATGCCAGCAATGGCATCATGCCGTCGCTAGTCTTTTTCATCGGCGTACCGTCGAGACTGAGGCCACGCGATTGGTATGAGTTCACCGCCCTCGATGGCGCGGTGCTTGGATCTTCACTGGCTTTGATCCGAGCGTCGACCATCGCGGCCGCTGCATTTTTGTTTGCCTCATCTTGGATGTTATACCCAGCCTCTGCCATCTTGTTAAGTTCCTCGCGGATGTCGCGCTGGCGCTCGAGCGCTTTGACTGCTTCGTTGTCTCCCTTTAATTTAGCAGTGAGCATAGCAGACTCTTCGTTGTAGAGCGCCATGTATTCCTTTCGACTTGCCATCTTGTCACGCTCGGCTTGCATCTCTTTTGCTATCTCGCCCTTGTCGATGATCGCCTCGGTGCCTTTGAGTATCCCGTTAGGGTCCATGTTCACCGGCACATTGGGCGCCTGTGGCTTGTCTTGGGACAATACCCCGTTGGCATCAAAACTTAGGTTTGATGGCAATTCTGTACCTTTACTTGCCGTTTTATCTAATAGATCCAATGCTTTTGTTAAACCTAATACATAAGGTGTTTTATTAAGTATTGCTCCAAGAACTTTAAGTATATCTGTTAAAAACGCTAAACTGTTTCCAGTAATATCCCCTATATCTTTACCTAGAGAACTTAGGTCGGCGTTGTCAGAGGCCGTGGCTATATCTTCCAGAGCGGGTAGTAGCCCGACTGTAAATCCGACTGAAAGTTGAGAAAGTTTTGTTTGCATTCCAGACATCGAATCGCCCAGATGGTCAAGAGCAGCTGCGTTATCTGCCAGAGTTTTACCTAGTCCACCAACTTGAGTGATAGCATTGGCAAACGCATTCGGATCGTTCAGCACGGCCAGCGCCTTGCCGCCTGATTTTCCAAATACCTCCATTGCACGAGCGGTCCGAGTCGCTGGATCTTTTATGCCTGAGATTGCCCTGGCGATGGCTTCGAATGCTTTCGCTGGATCCATGGCCGTGAGTGCCTCGGCGCTAAGTCCGAGCTTGGCGAACACCCCGGCTGTCTGGTCTCCGTCCTCGTTGACGCCTGCCAGTGCTTTCTGCATTTTGTTGAGCGCATCTGGTACCGAGTCGGCGGCGAGTCCAGCATTCTCAAATGCTCGTTGCATCACCACCAGTCCCTCACCGGCGGCACCTGTTCTGGTCATCATGTCCTGTAGCGCACCGCCCTGGTCGATGGCGCTCTTGATGGCGGCACCCATCGCGACGAATGGCGATGACAGTCCGGCCGCGGCAAGCCCCTTCTTGCCGAGAGACGCGATGGTCGAGTTGAATGACGACGCATCGGACCGTGCTTTTTTCAATCCCTTGCTGAAGTCTTTATCGCGGAGATAGAGACTGGCGTAGATGCTACCTATACTTCTCGAGGCCATTTACTTGGTGATCTTTTGTTTGAGTAATGCGAGCTTCACTTCGTTTTCCATTGCAGTGATACTGCACCTTTTTTCTGGCTTTGCATATTCTGGCAGGAAATCTCGGAGTTCTAGATTGCGACCGTTTCGGAGTTTCATCCCTTGAGACTGTGCAATGGTGAGTTGCACACTGGCGACTCGGTATTCGTCGCGCTTTTGTTTTTCGGTCCAGACTTTGATATAGGCATTGCCACAGTCTGGGTGCATGTTTTCCCACTCGGCCTCGGTCAGTCCGAGTTCAATTCTTGCAAAGGCGATTTCTTCGTGGTGCTTTTTTTTTCAGCCGTGGTCGACATCGCTTTGAATATCTCACCCACCGCCGCGAACAGACTTTCGTCCTCCTTGTCGGTCATGCTGGTGTACATGTCCTCGTGAGTTTTAAATTTCACAAAGTCGTCGTAGGGTAGCAATGCCCAGGCGATCTTGACCATGGCGGACGATAGTCGCTCGCCTTTGGTGTCTCGGTTCCAATCAAATCCAATGTCGGCCAAGCGCAGGCGCATGAGTCGCGCCGACGCATTGGTCCATTGGATGTCGAATGGCTCACCCGCTATGGTCATGGAGGCCATGATTAAACGGAGTAAGTTTTCGCACCGTCAATTTTGCAGGAGATCGAGAAGTCGACCGTGCCTTCAAATGAAATCGATTCATTCATGGCACCGATCACTGCGTTGAAGCCGATGGTCGCGGCGCTTGGCAAAGTGATGATGAATGCTTTGCTTAACCCGGTGTTGGCTCGGAGGTAGTCCTGACCCGTCGAGGCGTTGTCAAACTTACCTGTTAGTTCAAGTGTACCGTTGTCAATGAGTCCGGCCACAAATTCCTTCGCGGTGGAGTCGTTGGTGGTGATATCGATGAATGGCACCTCGGCTCCAGAGAGCGTGATGTCATTGATCCCTGTGATAGCCACGGCGTTGACCGAGACTGTGGTGCCGAATGCTTTGCTTTTAGCCATGTTTTTGATGTCTGCTTCACAGCAGTCAGTTTTTTATTGTTAGTTTAGTTGGTGAGTGAGTGACCTCGGTATTCCACGAGTTCGCCGTAGAGCTTCGTGTCGGTTTCGTAGGTGGAGTTGGACGATGAGAATGATAGTGAGGTGCTGCTTGAGCCGGGGAGTGTGATGCCCTCGATGTCGGTCTTGAGTGCCGCCGTGATTGCGATCACCGACACCTTGGTCTTCGCCCATATAGAAAACTGGATGAGCGGAAATGATAGTGACCTGTTGCCGTCGTTAGTATTTTCGGACAGAGTGCTGACCGTCTGCGCGACGATGTAGGGTGCCACCGCGTCACCGTCGGCGATGTCCCAGAAGAACCGATTGCCGATGAGCGGCGAGAGTGTGGCACCTGCTACCACCGCATCATAGATGTCTGATTGGTAGCTCATGAGGATTTCGCCAGGATGCGGGTGAGGTAGAGGTCGAGCTGTGCCGCCATGGCACCAGCGACCTTCTCTTGCGTGGCATCGATCGCCGGGCGTATGTATGGTTGTGCAGGTGTCTTGCTTGTACCAAACTCAATTAGGTGAGAATAATTTGTTGGCACAGCTTCCATGCTATACTTTTTGCCAGTCTTCTTGTTTGTCCTTTTGACTATTTTTCTATACCCTTTGAGCGGTCCGACTTTTGCTGTCTTGCTGCCAGTTTTACCCGTGATGATGAGCGTGATCGATTTAGTCAGTGCGCCTGAGTCTTTGCTTCTGGCCGCGAAACTCTTGGCAGATGTGCGAATGAGGATCGCGCCGGCGCGAAGCACTGATAGCTCGGCACCTTTGCGTAGCTTCTTGGGTAGTGCATCAATCTCCCGCAAGAGGTCGTTAAACTTCTTTTTCTCGATGGCGAGTGATTGTAGGGTAGCCATTAGGAGAGCGATTGATAGGTCACGGTGTCGAGGAGGAGAGACGCCTGGCGGCCTTCCTCGGTGATGCCGGTGATGTTGAAAAATTTGCTGCGGTAGAGCAGTCGGTAGCCGGTGCTGGTGATGGTACGGTAGCGGATGCGAAATTGCTGGACCTCTGTGGCGCGGTCGGCGTCGGCGATGTCTACCTCGTTGGGTTTAGCTTTTGCGGTGACCAGCTCGGCCCACACCGTGGCGTGGTCAGACCATGTCTCGACTCTCGATCCGGTAGCGTCCTTGGAAAAGACGCGCACTTGGATGACGACGCGGCGGTCGAGCTTGCCCGGGTTCATACAAACCAACCTCCTATTTTCTGCTGCTCGATGAGTGCCTTGAGTGAGTAGGGTAGCTCGGCGGTGATGCTACCGATGACCACTGGCACACGGTTTTCGTATAGGTGAGCGGTGAGCAACTGGACCGCGTGGCGTTGTCCTGGCGTGACGGCCGACATGACTGTCTGGCCAGCGGTAAATGTGATCTGGATTGCGTCGACCCGGTCCTCGACCGTTGGCAGGTCGATGACAAACTGCACCATGCCTGGCAGCGAGCCGGTGATGACGCGGTAGTCTGCCGATGAGATTGTCGTCAGTACATTGGATCCACTCGGGTAGTACTTGACGTGCGTCACCGAGGTCAGCGGCGACCTGTACAGGTTGACGGTGTCGAGAAACTCTGGACCAGTCAGTCCGACCCATGAGTTAGCACTGACTCGGTGGTGACTGTGCATGGCCACACGGCCAGTGACGTTGTCGACGTACTCACGGGCCACGCCGATGAGCGCCTCGATGTACGTTAAATCGTCCTCGGAATCCACCCGCAGATGCGCCGATGCCTGCTCGACAGAGATTGGCTCAGTGGTCGGCGGCGTGATCAGCGTATAGAACGGCCGCTGTGTGCGCGGCGGGGTATAGAACGGGTCAGACATTTAGCGAGGCGTTTTCTGTTTTTGGCTTTGCCGCAGCGGTTTCGCGCTGTGCTTTCGCCGGGGTAATGAATGCAACAGCGTCGCCGTCTGCCACCGCGATTGCGGCGGCGAGGTGGTCCATGTCATGCACTGAGCCTTGCTCACGGTGGATGCCCTGGACACATACGGTTCTGACGAATTGCACTAGCATATAGGAAAGTGAAAGGTGGACCGGTGTTACCCGATCCACCTAGTAGGTGTTAATTAAGCACCGAGCGCATCAAGTTGCGCCGCAAACGATTTCGGACGGACAACACCGCCGTCGTAGTAGGTCGAGGCGACGAGCGAATAGATGCCGCTGATCGCGTTGGTCTTGTCGCGGACCATCTCGAGGGAAACACCACCCCAGTAACCTACGACATAGTCAGCGAAGTTGCCGAAGAAGATCGCCGATGCGAGCGAGCTGGATCCTTTGGTAAGGGTCCGGCTGACGGCATTGGTGAACAATGGTGTGTAACCATTAAGCAATCCGCTGTCGCCCAGTATGAACCGGTCGCCATAGGTTGCATTGATGGCCGTGCTTTTGAGCTTACCGCGAATTTGTCCATTGGACACATAGTGCAAGTTGCCGAGCAATGCGTTTGCAGTGTCTACCGCTGTCTCAAGCGCAACGAGTCCTGCGACCGTTGGTGCGAGTCCGTTAGTGCCACCTGCATAGGATCCAATGCCCGAGGTGCCAGCGATGCCATTGGCCTCGTTGGTGCCGGAGCCGTGGAAGAATGCCGCTTCTTGTGTGGCACCCATTTGCGTAGCGAGGTGACCGCGAAGGATCGTCTCAATGGCAACTGAGGATTGCAGAAGCAAACGCTCGCTGATGTCGATGTAGGCTGGCAAACGCTTAGGCGTAAGCTGAAGCATAGAGGTCGTCGGAGATACTTCGTCGGAGGTTCCGTTTTCTGCTTTTCCTGCGGCGGCGGTACCAGCGATGAGGCGTGGCAAGTCGAGGTTGCCAGTGAGTCCCTCAAGCACCGTGGCACCTGCTAGACGCATAACCGACGCGTTGAAGAAGTCGTCGAGCAATCCACGCTTTTCAACTTGGATCGTGTTGCCGCCTTCACCACCGGAGGATCCGGTCGCTGTCATGTCGCGGTTTTCACGGCGGACTAGGAGACGCGGCAGAAGGATGCCACCGGCGCTGATGCCTGCGGAACGAGCTTCTGTTTCGCCTTCGCGGATCATCTCGGCCTCGATGCCGTCGATGACTGTGGCACCGCCCTTTGCGGAGCGGTAGAGGTGGTTCAAGACCTTGTTAAAGTCGAACGTGTTGACATCGCGTTGTTCACCGGTATTCAACACCGGAGTGCTGCGTGTTGCGCCTTCGCGTTGCATTTGGCGGACCTCTGCGTCGATCGATGCAGTGAGTCCGTCGATGTCACCTTCCATGGCGCGGATCTTCGTTTCCTCGTCAGGTGTTAGTGAGCGGTTTTGAGTCCCGACGAAGTCGAGGATTTCGCGTACTTGCTTCATCAGCGAGCCGCGCTTTTCTTGCAGTTCTTTTAGTTTCATGTGGTGGGCGTCTGCTTCACAGCAGTCGTATTTTTGTTTTGTTAGACGGCAGGCTTGCTGATGCCCCACCGTCGCTGCCAGTGACTTAGGGAGTGGTTTTCAAGAGGTGCCGGGGTCGGCGTTTCCTCTAGTTGAAAATCTTTGATGAGAGTGGTGATCGAGCGGACATCGACCTCGGTGTCCTCGTAGGCCGGGTAGGTCACCGGCGAGACATCGTAGAGGCGCGATACCTTGGTGATGGTGCGCTCAAAGACCGTGACGCCGTTTTTGTCCATGGTTTCAACCCAGCTTTGTCCGTCCTTTGAGACGGTGAAACTGAACGAGCTTTGATCGATGTCACCGCGCCGAAGAGAGACGAGAAGGTCGCGACCGACTTGCGTGTCCGGTGCTTCAAACATGTAGCTCAGACCGATGTCATCGATGCCGAGCGTGAGAGTTCCTTCACCATTTTTTGACCGAGCCAGAATCAAATCTGCCTCATGGTTGAAGAGTGCGCGGACATCATCTAGCAGCACATCGTCGAATGCACCTGGTGCGATCGTTTCGTAGAATTGCCGCTCGGGATCTCCGAGGTTGCCTGAGCGAGAATTGAATTTCGCTGCGTAGCCGAAGATGATGTTGCTCTGCTCGCTGTCACCGATGGCGCGTAGCTCGATGGGTGCCGTGAGTCGGCGTGACTCGCGGCCTCCGAGAGTGATGGTTTGGAGAGTCTTCATGGTGCGGCGGGTGCGGGTTCGGTGGCCTTCGCTTGTGCGGCTCCACCGGTGTTGTTGAATGGCAGCGCGTAGTCGTCGCCGCCGTCTGTTGGTGCGATGCGGCGTTCGTCGATGCGCTCGCGGATGTCGTTGACCGAGTAGACGCCGATGCCGCGCATCGTCTGGAAGTAGGCCGCCTTGGATGCGAGGTCGGCATTCGCCAGGGCGTCGCGGTCGAAGCGGAAATAGAATCCCGACTGCTGCTCTTGAGTGGTAAGCAATGTCATGGCCATCGACTGCTCCCACGCGACGAGGTGCGGATCCAAGCAGTTGTTCAAGAATCCGAGCGTCTGCTGCTCGATGCCGGTCCCCCATGTGGTCGAGGCCGTAGAGTCGCCGACCATGAAGGGCGGGATGCCGTAGAACCGTGCGATCTCCTGCAACTCGAAGCGGCGGGATCCGAGAAACTCGGCGTCCACCATGCTCATGCCGTTGGTCTGTTTGAAATCAAAACCACCGTGCATGATCGGGACGCGACCAGCATTTTTTGCACCGGCGGTGTTGCGGTCCCACTCGGTCCGAGCGTCTTCCATCTGCTTTGATGAAAGCGCCTGTGGTGCGACTAGGTAGCCCGGGAAGTGGGTGCCTTCGCGCATGAGTTTGCCAGCGGCCTCGGTCTGTGCCAGGCAGGTGCCAATCGACTCGCGCAGCATGCGGATCGGTGAGACGCCCTCGATGCCGTCGCGGCTGATGCCTCGCACATGTAGGATGTCGTGGCGGGTGAGAATGTCCTTGGTGCCTTTGACCTCATAGGAAATATAGCACTCGCCATTTGGACGCATCACCTTGCGCGGTGTTACATCGTTGGGGTTGAGCCACTGGATCGCCCGTGGCTCACCGAACGGGTCACGGTAGACCCGAGCGTAGCCATTGCCGCCGAGGCCCTTCGATACTTCCATGAGTTGGCGTAGCTCGAATGTAGTGTGCAGCTCGGACGGGATGCCACCGATGCACCGAATGCCTGGGTGATCGGTGACTTCAAGCGGTCCGTCGGGTGTGTCGCGGTATAGATAAATCGGGAGCTTCGCGATCATGTCGGCCAGCAGTCGGACGCAGGCCGTAACAGCGGCGACGTTCAGCGCAGTGTTCTCAGTAACAACTGCACCGGACGCCGCCGGAGTGCTGATAAGGTGCAGGATGCCGTTTTGTAAGTCATTGCTAGAACGCGACTCACGTTGGTTTTTGCCACGAAATGACAAGCCAGTCATCGCGCTGATATTCGCGAATGATAGTACTCCCCTGCTCTTATTAAGTATGTTTCGCAACATTCTTGGACGCTATGCTGTATTAAAATTATAGACTTGTCAAGCTGATAGCATTATAATCACAGGTATGAAAAAATTATTGGCACTATATTTCCTAGTGGTCGGGTGTTCGACAACTCCGAGAAACCCCGAGAAATATGTAGAATGGGAAAACAACTCGTGCTTGCCCACTGCGATCACCATGCGTTATGGGTTGAGAAACTCGACGAAGTGGTCCGAGGTGTTGCTGTACCAATACACATCGTTGAAGACTGGCGAAGTGAAAGGTCACGCCGTCTGTGCATACATTTACCCGGTCGGGTCCAATAAACTCTGGGTGTATGACTACGAAGGAAGCACCAGAATCAAAGCATACATCAATGACCCGATGATGATTGCCCAGCTTGCTGAGGTTGCCCGTGGTCGCCTACACCACCAAGTGTCTGAGGCTGAGTATTTAAAAGACAAAGAATGATCCCGCGACATCTTCCGGTCTTGTCATTGCTCTACCTATAGCCATGAGCGCTGCGACAACTGGGTCAATTTTGTTTTGCGCGGTGTCCTTGTTTGGGTACACGTTGTCCTTGCAGTCGTAGCGGCCGGTGACGTTACCGATCGCCCAGGCTAGCACTGGGTCGCCATCGTGGATGATGCGGCCGCTGCGGATGAGTGCGTCGAGTTGCTTCATCGGCTCGGACATGGTCAGCACCGTGTTCCTATACTCGACCACCGGAATGCCTTCGCGTTGTAGCGCTGGGAAAACTCCCCATGCTCGGTTTGGGTCGCTCGGCATTTCAAGTACCTGGTATTCGCGGCACAGGTCGATCGCGTCGTGTTTGAAATTCTCAAGGTCGGTGACGTCTTCACCGGCGGACTCGATGTGTCCTTTGATCTGCCAGTTCCGGTAGTGCTGGTTCTCGGGTAGATCGAGCGTGGTTGCTGGCAGGTAGTACTTGCCGAATAGTACATAGCGCTTATCTGGCAGGCAGAACAACTGCATGAGCGCCACAAGGTCGTGTTTGCTGGCTAGGTCACCGGCTAGGTAGCATGGGTATTCTTTGTAGTCCTCGCGGGTGCCAGCAATGCCGAGCTTGTTCCAGTCGGACACGTTGAAGAATCCATCCTTGGCGCTGACCCACTGGTTAAGGTATTTTGTTTTGAATGCTGATTGCTTGCTAGCATTTTGCTGTGCCACTTTCAGCTCGGCCATGATCCGGTCGGCGTTGATTGATATACCGAAATTTGGGTTGGCTTTGACCAGCGCCGCTTCGCAGTCCCACCTATCTCCGTCATCGATGGTCCAGATGATGGCAAAGCAGTTCTCATCCTCGAACCCGCCGGTGTTCTCTAGCAGTCGCTCGCAGGATTTCCAATCCTCGCGGCATGGTCCCGCAGTGTCGGCACCTGCGGTCGAGATCACCAGGCTGAGTGGTTGGTCACGAGCGCCCATGCCCGTCTCCATCGTGTCGACGAGATCGCTGGTTTTGTGTTCGTGATACTCGTCGATGATCGCGCAGTGCGGCGACGATCCATCACCCGGCTTACCGATCACCGGAATGAATTTTGAATTGTCTCGCTCGATGATCAGTGACTGCGCGTTGATCGTAATGCCTAGCCCGGGTGCAAGTTGCGGGTGACTGATCGCCATTTGCCTCGCCGGTCCGAATACCTCCCACGCCTGCTTCTCGGATGTAGCACCAGAGTATACTTCAGATCCATGCTCGCCGTCCTTGGCTAGCATGTACATGCCGATGCCAGCGCCGATGATCGACTTGCCATTTTTACGCGGCACATAGATGCGAGCTTTCTGATACCTGCGCTTGCCATTAGACTTCTTGACCCACCCGAATATAGAGCATAGCACAAACTGCTGCCACGGTTCTAGCTTGATCGTTTGAGGTAGCCGGGTGATCGGGTCCGGCTTTGCCCACTTACCTTTGACGTGTGGCAGTAGTTCGATAAACCTACAGACATGCTCCGCCTTGTCCTTATTGTAGATGTAGGGAAATGACTTGGTGATCGATGACGCGGTGTCGCGCACATGCCGCTCGCATGCTAGTCTCACCCATTTGCATGCGGTAACTTTTCCTTTCAGCACATCGGCGACGTACTTCGCCGCCGCCCGACTGTGCGGGTGCTTGACTACTGGTCGCACTGGGGATCGGCACAGTCGCCGTGGTTCTCGGTTTGGAATCCACCGTCACCCAGGTACCGGTGACCGTCGACGATTTGTCCTGGTCGAATCGGCTCGGTAGGTTCGCCGGGTTTGACAACGCCGGCCGCGAAGATGCGCTCGTAAGCTGAGCGGAATTTCTCGCCGTCGACCGCCCGAGGTTTCGACCCTTTGCTCATAAATCGGCAAATGGGTTGGTCGCGGCCTTCTGCACCACCGTGACTTTGTTTCGACTCGCCGGGGTCAGTCCGTAGGCCGCGCTGATCCGCAGGTAGGTCAGCGCTGCGGTGGTCTGGATAGTGAAGCTACCGTTCTTTACTTCACCGCGCTCCGTTATGCTCTTCAGTCCGTTCTGCTCGATGTCGAGTTGAGCATCGTGGCCGTGCTGCGCGGCCATCGCCAGGTTGATCATGTTGCGCCGGTCGAGCTTGGTCAGCACCACACCAGCCGCAGTGAGTTCGCGGGTCACGTCGTTCCACGTCTCAAGCGCCACGCCGACCATGTCAGTCGGTGGCGGTCCCATGTCGCCCGAGTAAATAGGCGCGGTCGTTTTAATTTTCCTAACTCGCATGTTTCACAACATTCGTCAGGCACACCAATTGCAACAAAAGTGCATTTGGTCAAGTTTTATGTTATGTTGGTCCTACGCGAAAATTTTTTTTTTGATCAAAACACGTTTCTGCG